GCCAGCCCATCGTTGTTCCAACGATCTGCCTGTACTTGCCCAGGCGTAATAGCTATATAATCATAGCCATTTTCTGCCGCATACCGCAGCAAACGCTTTACAGCCAATGTACTCCACTTGTCTGTAGAGCCAACAAACGGCCCCCGAGGCAATGAGCGTCCAACATTTAATTCTTTTGTAAGTGCTTTTTCTTTCCTCATAAGCTCGGCGTAAGGCTTAGAAATTTCCGCAGCATCATAATTCATAGTGGTTGACGCGCTTCCATCAATTAGCTCTTGATAACCACGGCGAGCATAAGCGTCAGCGTCATCTAATCTACCTGCTGAAATTAGTCTTTCTAATATCATTGATTTTTGTGTTTCCATACTAACCAATTCAGCTTTGACAGTTTCAGCATCCCTGGCGTCAGGGTTGTAAAAACCTAGCTTTCTGCCACGCTGCGCCCAGTCCGACTGCAGCTCCTCGATGTACAAAACCTTGCCACCGTCTGCTGCCTCTCTGTCTTTTAAGCGCACATGGTAAATAATGTTGTCTTCGTCATAATGACCAGTCGCATTAAACCTTTTCAAGCGAGCATTCATGGGATAGTCATCGTCAGACAGTTTCGGCAGCTCTGGGTCGCCTTTGTAATTGTCGTTTGTCAACAACATCTCGCGATAGTTTTTGCCGCCATCTTCAGTATGTTCGCCCCACCTAGCGTACCCAGGCAAATTATCCTCATCAATGTAGTCCAAATCACCGTATTCCCGAGCTGCTTGCTCAACTTGGATTTGGACTTCATTTAATGAATACACATCATCAATAATGTTAGATCCCTCTCGATGCACAACATAACCGATGTCATCATTGCCATTTACATTATAAACAGTACCGCCAATTTGTATGCTTGAATTGTAATATGGAGCGTCCCTATATTCTTGTTCCGCTAACTTTTCCAAATAATCATCTATGTCACTGTCTAAATATCTGTACTTAAAACCAACGCTCTCAACAAAATCCGACATGTCTTTTGATGGGTCAACAGTGTATTCCTCAATACCTTCTTTTATAACAGCCATATCATCAGCGTCATATCTGCCAGTTTCACTTAACTCTTTTATCAAGCCATCATAAAAAAACGCGTCAGAACCTTCTTTATTAAAATCGTATCTGTAGTCCTCAGAGCGACCAAGCCAATTGCCAGGATCTTCATCGATTGTCATTCTTTCGTAAGTTAAGTTATCGCGTATATAATCTAACTCCTCTGTCAATTCGTTTGTGGCTGCCTCGATAGCATTATCGTCTGCTGCTGGCAGCGTTATTTCATCGACCTGCACCATGTTGTCGCCCAGGTGATCGATAAGCTGTGTCTTTGTTACATTGTCGTTAGTGGCCAATAAATCGTTTAGTCCTGTCCATTCCATCTCATCTGGCTTGACACCGGCCTTCAGCAGCATTTTGCGAGCTTGCTGGCTTGTCATCTTTTCTTGGCCAAACCCAGAAACAGCGCGGAATGCCTGGCTGTAAAAGCCTATTTCGTTTTCATCTACAGTACGCTGTATGGGCAACGGCGTACCATCATCGAGCGTGACAGTTTGATCTGGCCTAAACTGCCGCAATGTATCGTCATCGAGAGCTGGCTTGCCCATAGCCAAACGATCATCACGCAAAACATCTCTAGCTAACCTTGTGACCGGTGCGCTTTCCGCGTCATCCGGCTGCATTGCCAGGGCAGCACCGGCTGCGGCTGTTGTCTTGGGAGCCTGTCTTGCAATTTTTGCAGCTTTGGATGCAGACAAAATAGCGCCAGTTAGTAGTGCGCCAATGGCATTACCTTCCATCACGCTATCAACTTTGCGGTACAATCTAGCCTCAGCACTCAAGCTGTCGCCCTGGCCTCGGATTTCTGGGTTTGCTGTTTGCGCTATTGTTTCAGACAACCCCTCTGCCATTGCGTCTGCAGCCGAACCAGCCTCAAAATAATCTCTCAGCTCCTCAGCAAAGCCCAGGTCTACCGCTAACTGTGACAAGTTAGCTTCCTCGACATGCAGCGCATGCTCGCCCATGATGCCGCCTCTAACATTGCGAATCAGCTCATGTCCCCAACGACCAGCTCTGTCTAAGGTCGTTTCAGCAATCTCTTTTGTGTTAGACCCACGGCCCAGCAAAAAAGATGTCGCAAACGCACCTAGCTCGCGTAGCGTTATGCCTATTTCGGTTTCTGGCTGATAGTGGCTCAACGGCAGGTCAGTGTTGTAACCTCTATCGCGCAGCTCCTGCAAATAACTGTCGGGGCGTGTAGCAGATGTGTACTCAGGCGGTACGCCAAAGCTGGTTGCAAACTGCTCAGATTGTTTGCCCAAAAACTCAACAATAGTATTTACGCCCTCTTGCACCGGCTGCCTGACACTTTGTACCGCGACTGCGCCAGCTTCTTTTGCAACATCAGCGCCTTTTGCAAGCACCTCATTTAGCGTCATAAAATATTGATCAGTCTCGTTTCTAGGCGGTGCAGCTAGGCTACCCATGCCGCTCTCTGGCAACGGAAACGGCTCAATACCTATAGCGCGTAAACCTGCTGCCTGGTCATACTTTGCAACCTCGATGTCAGTATCGAGATCGTTTTCTGGGTCAGACCGGAATAGGTGTTTAAATTCACTCATTGCCAAAACTCGCCATCATTTGCAGGTAATAGTTTATTTCTTGAAGATTAGCTTCAAGACGGCCATTTTCATTATTGTCAAGAAAGGCTTTCATTTCTTCCACGATAGTGGCGTAATTGAACCGCTGGCCATTTGGGCCTGGCTGAAATACAAGTCCCATTGTGCGTTCTTCCAAAGTTCCCAATAGGTCAATCAGCTCGATCTCGATAATACCTTTTAAGCCTTTTCTTTCTTCGGCAATGATAGCTTGCGCCTCAGCTCGGATCTGCTGGCCGGACGCACCTGGGTTGTCTCGCTCGTACTGACGCAATTTACGCTGCGCGTTGTAGTAAGCAGTCATCGATGCGATCTCATACGGCTCAATGTCTGTGCCGCGTTCTTCTTCGTATCTAAATGCTATCCTGGCGTCTCCCAGGGCGTCTGTGACGCCTCTTGAGCGGATCTGCCCTACATCACCCATGTATGACTGGAAAGTAGACTGTGTGAGCTTTCCTGCGGCGGCAACAACATCGGCTGATGTCAGCCTGCTTTTTGCAACTTTATCTTCGAGATCCAAAATAGTTTGGCCATCATCGTTTTCAGAAAATGTAAGTGCGCCAGATAAAAATTCATCCGCCACTTTACGCATTTGCGGCGTCATGTAGTTGACAGCATCTAAACTATTATAGATCCGTTTTCTTTCATTAGGGTCAGTGTTCGGGCTGAAAATGCTGTTGTAGTCAGCGGCCTTCTTCTTGTCTGCAGCCTTGTCTATTTGGTTTTGCAGCTTGTTTTGGCTGTCAAAAAGATTAAAAGATTGATCTACTAAATCATCAACAATTTCAGCGCGTTTTGACTTGTCTTTTACTTGCCGCAATAAGTGCAAGGCATACTCGCCACCTGGCATTTGCATGATTGCTTGCAGTTGCTCAGGCGCAGCTTCATCGCCGGTCAATGCGTTTGCTAATGTAAGCGCGGTTGAAACAGGTGATGCGCTTTCATTTATAAAAAATGTAAGTGCATTTTCTGCTGTGTTTTCCTGCACCTCTAACAGCCTTTGTGCAATGTCGCTGGCATCAGCTTTACCAGTGATAATCAGAGCATCGCCTTTTGTGACTAGCTCTGCCATCTTTTGATTGTACAAAGGTATATTTACATTGCTTGTGTCAGCCGTTCCAAAGTCTGCTTCCATGGTCAACGCGCCGATCTCGAATTGATCAACCTCGTATTTATTTAGACGCTTGGTGTTTTTCTCCTGCATTGACGCAGTGTACCGCGCCTGCAGCGTACCAAACTTAATATCGAATATTTTTCTGGCACCGGCACCAAGTTCTGCCCTGGCTGTTTCTTTAATGTCATTAACCGCGCCCATCCAATTGTCTGGCTGGGTTACATCTTCGCTCATAACATTCCAGGGCGTCTTGCTGTTTTCAAGTTGTGCCACTGTCTGCTGCATAGAAACCTCAGCAGCCAGCAATGCCTGGGCTGCGGCAGTCTCACGCTCTGACTTGCCTTTAAGCGCCAGAGCCTCAGCAATAGTGCCGGTAAAAGCATTTACCAATTCATTCTCGGCTTTGATCTTTTGAATGAAAGGTGTGCTATCGACCCTTGTGCGCCAGCTCCGCATGCCGGTTGCAGTGGTTGGCATCGCTTCAGAACGATAAACAGGTATCTTAATTCCCATGCGTCACACCCTATGTGGTCAAGTCTGTCCAGACATCGCGCAGATAATCCATGCCGCCAGCATCAGCTATGGTGCCAATGCCGCCTGCAGCTCCGGTAATCAACGCGGATGTACCTTGTGCGCGTAACGCGCTCTTTTCAGCTTGGCCGCCCATACGCGAAACCTCAGCTCGCAATCTTGTTTCTTCAATCAGATCATCTTGCTCAAGCAAAGCGATCTCTGTGTTGTAACGATCTACAGCCAGCTCGTAGTTAAATTCTTTTACATTTTCGATGAAGATGTCTTGCGGTGTTCCACGACTTGTCATGCCCTGGCCAAGTGTCGCATTTCTTGCGCCAGCTTGATACGCGCCGAAGGCTAACATTTTACGCTCGTTACTACGCTCAAGATTGCGCTGTAGTATTTCTTTTTGCCTATTAGCAATATCAATATCGCGCTCAATGATCGTTGCATTTTTAGCCCCGACTGCCAGAGCCATGTTGCCTGCGTCTTTGCCTGACTTATAACTGTTGTAAGCCCCGAAAAGCTGTAAGCCTGTGCTAATAAGCTCAAACATCGATCACCTATTTGTCAAAAGTGTTAAGGCGTGGGTAAATCGCCAACAATGTCAGCGGCAAGGGCTGGCTCTGCTGCACAACAATCTGTTCGTCTTCTTCAAAGCCGCCTCGAAACTCAATCTCTTTGTCACCTGTAAACAGCTCAACCGCAGCAGACATGGCCATGGCAGATGTTCTAAACGGTATGCGGTCAACCTCATTTGTAGAGCTGCCAACCTCGACACCTACAGTTTCATGCAACCGAAGCGTAATCGAATGGATACGCTTAATTTTGCCCTGGCTAGTACCGTCTGCGCTACCAGCTTCGAGCCGCAGCGTCTTGATACGGCTTGTGTATGCCAGACCAACAGCAGCATTTGTGGCGCTTGTATCAAGCGATATAGCGCCTGCAGCCACCGTTTTGTTTGGGTGTGTCGCGCCATTTACCAATGACGCCACTGTCTCGCCATTAAGATGATACAGCCCACCAAATGATGTCGTTGCAGATCCGCTGTATGATAAACCGCTATCTACAAAAAATGCCTCAGTTGTGTCGTTACCAAAGTTAAATGTCTTCATGCGTTCTACATAACGCTTTGTAACGCTGTTGATGGTGCGCTTTACGATCATGTAAAGCTCATCTTCACCGCTGTCAGATGGCAGCGTAGCAATACTCTCAACCATGCCATAAGCGTATGTAGCAGACGCCAGCCCCTCATGTGTGCCGGTGTATGCGCCGCCAATCGTGTGTCGGTGCCAGGCAACCACTTCTTCTTCGCGCCGATAAGTTAGGCCGATAAGCTGCCCATCATTGCGTATCATCCACACAATGCTGTCAGGTTCTTGCTGGTAAGCCATGCCCAGCATACCGCCTTCGGTAATATGTTCAGCCAAAATGGTCAGATCTGTAGCAATGTAACCAGATGTGTTGATTTCGCCTGCATACTTAAATTCACGCAGCTTGCGCTTGGCTCGCTGCAAAAACATGGTCACATCTGCAACCTGCACCGGCTCCACATTCGCCGTACCATAATTAGAGTATTTACGAATCTGTGCGTTTGTCGGCGTAACCGGCCCATCATTTGTGGTAGTCAACACATACTCGCCGCCGGATGTGCCAATCGTTAGCACTCTGGTTGCAGACAGATACCGGATGTTATTTACCTGGTTTGACGCAATTTGATAGATCAAAGCATCGTCAGCATTAGTACCAGATGTAAAGTTTAGGTAATCGCCGTTCTTGCTAAAGAACATGGTCTGCGGTTCTTCAGTAGTCGCCGCAAAGACCAGGCGCTGTTCAAAAAATGTCACACAGCTTGGATAGCCTGTTGTATCAGACCAGGCTCCTAGCTCCCAGTTCACCGTAGCTGTGCTGGCAGTCAAATTGCTTTGTATGCTAATAGTTACATTTCTGGCGTCAGTAAATGCAGTGATTTCTGCATGACCACCATTAAACTTTATCAATCGGCCAACATCTGTACTTGCAAACAAATCAGCACTAGCGACAAGTGCTTTAGTGCCAGATGTTCCGCTAGGATTAACGGTGGTGCTAGTCGTGTTCAGATCTAAGTATGGGCCGCCGGTAAACTCAGGCGCGGCAAATATCCAGGCATTATGGTCTGTCCTGGTCAGTGTCCTAACAGCGTACTCTGGATGAACCAAGTACATGGTATCAGCAGACTGCACAAACTTTACATCGAATATCTTTGTCGCTGGGTATGGGCTTGCAACCTCAAATATTTTTTCAGATGTGCCGCCGCTCGCATAAGCCGCAAAAGCAGTTCCATCGATGTTGTTGCCGTACAGATCTGTAATTTCAAAAGTATCAGTAGTCTTGTTTGCAACCTTATAATTTCTGCTGTTGAGCTGTGTCATGCCGGTCACGCCGGAAACAAAGACCTCATCACCATTAGAGTAACCATGTGCTGCGCTAGTTATGACAACAGGGTTTGCCTGGGTTGCGCCTGTAATGTTTTTTGCAGTATCGAGAACCTGGCCACCATTGCGATACACACGCATGATACTGTCGCCAAACTCAAGAATGTATGTGTCGCTGGTCTTAAACTGAAAAGGTATCAGCCTTGTCTTTGTTGCGCTGTTTTTGACCTCGCCCAAAAACTCTGTGCCTGGCCGCCTGGTGACACCGCCATGCGGATGTACAACCATGTTTAGCAGCTCAGACGCACCGGCCTTGTATTTTTCTAGCTCTGTGCGGCCTTCTAGGCGCGGCGATATTTCACCGGCTACAAAGCTGGATAAACTTGGGGCAGACCTTGCCATGCCTAAAACCTGCTTTCGATTAGGTCGCTTGCCTCAAACCGTTCAGCAGCTCCCTCAGTGGCATCGACAAATCTGGCCTCTCTCATTTTTTCGTCATAAATGGTTTTGGTGGTAGCGATCATGCCATTGCTGCCTGTAACAGCGTAGCAAAGCTCATACGCCAGGCGAGCTGATATGGCATCAACTAGCAGCGGATCATATTTATTTGGATCTGTTTCCCTGGTGACATACTTGATTTTTGCAACAGTCTCATCCGTCAACAGATTGCGACCCTCGACCACATAAACTGGGCCGTTGTTGTTGCTGGTAATGTTGTCCTGGGGATACGACAAAACGCCGTTGGTAAACTCTAAGACGCGCAAGCAATCGCTTGGCAGTGGGTATTGGTAGGCATATCCGAATGCTGGTGCTGTAGAAGACCTGGCCAGCTCTGCTCTAGCGATCAGGCTGTTCCAGTTGTGACTGCGGAAAACAGCATCACGCACAGCAGTATAACGCTGATTTACCAATCGAGCTGCTTTGCTGTCCTCTGTCAAACTGGTAATGTTTGTAGCGCCCAGCATGTTTAGCGCAGCGTTTGATATATCAACGACACTTGGCATCAGCGATCTCCGTAAAAGGGAAAAGGCAGCCCCGAAGGGCTGCCCTTAGTTTTAGTCGAGAGCATACAGCATTGTCAGTTCAATGGTGCCAGTGCCTGCGGCACCGCCCATCGTGACAGTTACTGGATAGCCATCTTCATTTGCATTGATCTCAATACCTGAGCCGAGAGCCAATGTTGCAGCAACATCCACTTTTTGAGCGGCAGTTGAAGCAGCAGCAGCTTTAAACTCATCAGCATCGAGAGCAACAGCAGTGCCATCTGAATCTGTGTAGGCTGCGTGGCCTACAGACAGAGTAGTGGATGAACCCAGTGCGTCATGAGCTAATGAACCTGACAAGATCCGTGCGCCATTTGGCAGCAAAAACATTTCAATGACATCGCCAGATGCCAAAGCTGATGCTTCATACACGCCATGTGCTACACGGATACGACCGCCAAGCTCATTTGCCTTGTTCATAACCACAGGGTTTGCACGAGCATTCGTGCGCTGTGTTGAGTAAACAGTAGCCATTATTCAGTCTCCTTTACTCTGAACAAGCGATCTCAACTACTTTTTCTTCTTCCATGCGTGTCGCAGAGAAAGATGAACAGTAGTAGACCTGGGTTGCGTAGGACTTGTCAGCGCGTTCTTCAATGCGGCTAGTCGGCTCTTTACCCATTGCCAATTTGCAACCATCTTGCGCCCAGGCAATAACCTGGCGGTCGCTATTGGAATCGGTATTCAGACGATTAGTTACGATGAAGGTGAAGCCGACAAACTCGCTGATCGAGCCAGTCGATAAAGCACGGACTGTGTTGAAATCTGCGCTGGTGACTGTTGTGTTGTTCAACAGATCTGAAATCTGTTTTGGCGACACAGCAATGTACCGGCGAATAGATGGATCAACAGACTTTTCGTCCAGCTTTTGCTTTGCTTCGACCAACTTAGCAATGGTCAAACCTGCAGAGCCATGAGCGATTTTTTGCGCTGCTGGCAGAGCCACAGATGATGAGCCAGTCTTGCCAGTGTTGGCTGAACCGATCAAAGCTGAAATGATCTCATCGTCCATAGCACGGCCAATGGCAGCAGCCGCAGCCCGAGCGTAGGTTGATGTTGGATCAATCAACATGCGGATTTTGTCTTGATCATCGATCAGATCAGCGTATTCAAAATCCTTCAAGGTGACTTGACGCCGTGCATGGGGTGTTTCCATGAGCGGTGTATCGCCGTTTCTCGTAGTTCTTTGAACAGCCGCTGCCTGACCTACCTGGTCAAAAAACGCCTTTTCGCCATTGATGGTTTCAACATCAACAGCACTCCGCAGCAATGAACCCATTTGCTGCGAGAGCATTGTCACATTCGATGAGAATTGATTCACGAATGCGGTGGTGATTTGTGAAGACATCACAATCTCCTTCTCACAAAGTTACGATAGGTTTATTGCGTCTGGTTATCCCTTTCGGGGCCGTGACTGCTAGTTACGCCAGCTAATCGACCTGGCTTACAGGCATGCGGAAGGGGCCGTTAGGCTTGTCCCTCAGGAAAAATAATTCCATTCAACTCCAAAACACGCTGCACTGCTGCTTTATGCTCTGGGTGTTGATTATCCCAGTATGGCGTCCCAGGAGCAGTCAAAGATGATTTCTCTGCCTGCGCCTCTTTGGGCGTCATCTCGAATGTGGTAGCGGCACCGGCCAGGGTATCTTCGCCCAGCTTGTCGGCTATATCCGCAAACAATTTAATCATCGTTGGGTGGTCGCCTAACGCACGGCCATCACTCAATCTTATTTGATCCATGAGCGGTACATAAGCATTACCTTCTTCGTCACGCTCATACGGTAAACCAAGCGAAATCAAAGCTGTTGTCGCTCGGCTAATCTTTTCATCAAGAGCTGGCCCCCACTCACGCTGCAGCTCTGCATAGCCTTCGTTGATAGCTTCCTGGGTGCCTTGCTCAAACTGAGCAAACATGCCCTGATCTCTGCCATCCATGAAGCCAAGCATTGCCTGAGCTTGTTGCGGTCTTAAACCAGCTTTATGTGCGGCCTCAGCAAAAGAAGAAACCTCCTCAGCCTCTAGGTTTTGCACACCGTCAAACTGATAATCTGCAGCATTATCGGGCCTGCCGAGCTTGCTGTAGATAGTATTCCATTCGTCTTCTGTCGCACTTTTGCCAGGTAATGGCAGCTTTTCAGCACCGATCATCCGCTGGGCATGCACAAAAGATTTTGCTAATGACCCTGCGTCAGTAAAGTTTTTCAGTGATGGCTCGCCTCGTAAATCCTCTGGCAAACTGTCGATAAAGCTAACCGGTGCTTGCTCGACTGCCTGTGCTTCGGGTTGAGATCCGCTGTCTTCCATTGGGGTTGTCTCGTCCATTTAGTCCTCGATTTCTTGTTGGCGCGCCTTTCTTTCTTCCATCATATTGTCGATCATCAGCACCACACTGCGTTGTCCTTCAAGAAAGGCACTGTAATGTGGATCACCTCGCTCAAATGTGGTTACTGACAGATGAAACCGTTTTTTCAAATCATGCAGCACGACTGTACCTTCGGGCGTGTTGAACACCTGGCGGTAAGCCGCAATCAATTCTTCTACTGGGTTTTCCATAATTATCCTGATGTAGCTTTGATATATGGGGCGACCTTGTTAGCCACCTCTGCTTCTTGCAGCTCCTGCTGCATCTCAGCCTGTTCTGCCTGGGCGATCTTCTGTTGACGCCGCAGCATGGCAACTTGTTCGTCTGACCGGATAATCTCGGCTGGCATGCCCATCACATCGATCAGGTAGTTAACCAGGCGGTCACTGTCGATATAGTCAAGCACCGGCGCGATCTGTGACATCTGTGACAGCACCTCGATGCCGCGCATGGTATTCTGCAACTCGCTTTGCTTCTGCGCCTTAGCCAGTGGGCTGATCATCTCAATATCGATTTCCATGCCCTGCAGTTCTTCTGGTGGTGCCATAAACGCACCCTGCCGGAACATAATACCGAAACACCGGTCTATAAGCGGCTTCAGCAGTTCTTCCTGCAATCTGCCCAGGACAGGGCCAAGAAGCCTTAAACGCTGCTCCTGGCGGCTTAGAACCTCTGTAGCGGTCATCTGTGGACTGCTATCTAGGATGAGCTGGTCAACATAAAACGCCTGGCGTATCGCAGTACGGCGCTGTTCTTCCATATTCAAGCCCAGGGCGTTGTTTGCCCCGATTTGCATTGGCTCCATGCGATCCCTGGTGCCTGACCGGTAAAAGTTCAGACTGCCAGGCGTTGTGCGTACAGGCAGCAAAAACCCATCGTCTGGCACCATCAACGGTGGGTCGAGCTGCTTTTGCGCTGCCCGAATCGTGATCTCCGACATTTTATTGACCATCTTGGTGTCGCTCAGGCAATTCATAGCTGGCGACCGGCCCCAGGTGCTTTCGCTGTCTTTGTTGAAGCGCACAACCAAGAGCGGCATTTCGTCAAAGCCGCCCTCGCGTATCTTCATTTTCGTTTCTTCACAATAATACACAGAGCCTACTGGCTTTTGAATTTGTGAAAACAAATCTGACTTTACGCCATCTTTAGGGAATACAGCGTGAATTAGTGTGTGTTCTTCGTATGGATGCTCTTTAAGATCTTTTGCAATTTTCTGCGGCAGGTTTTCTTCGCCAAACTCAGCAGCAATCGCCCTGGCTGTCATGCTGAATTTACGATAGACAGTATCTACACGCCCCTGGGCATCCTCAGAGATGTAAATCTCAGCAATATGTCTGCAGCTAAACCGCATACCACCATCGATGTCTTGCTCGATGTAGAGGCAAGCCGTGCCAAAAACCACCAGGTCATAGTACAGCTCATGGATTTCTTGCTGAAAATTAGACCGATTGAAGGCCATATACATCTGCTTTTGCGCGTCTTCGAGCCATTCCATAGACGCATCGCTGTCTTGGAGCTGGCGTTGCCGGTATCCCAGGCTGAACCATGGCACACTCGGGCTTGTCATATAGCCATGAAGGCTTGCAGCCAGCAGCTCTACAGCATGTAGCGCAGTGCCATCAAAAATTAATTCTGTACGCTTATCGCCCTCTGACCGCTTCTTTGTGATGTCAGCGCGTCTAGGCAGCATATAATCGGCAAGCTGTTGCCAGTGGCTCTCCCAGTTTTTGCGCTGGTCAGACAGCGTTTTGTAACGCCGGTCTAGCGCGGCAATATCTGGTGCGATTTTAGCCATAAGTCTTACCACCGTTCATAATTGATCTCTGTGGCCTAATGCCTGCCATGGCGCGGCCCTGCGTCTTGCCTGACACCTTTTGCATAAGCTGTTCGAGCGGATTGGTAGTTTCATTCATTTTCTGAAACATTGGCTGCGGTGCGTTGCCGCCCATCAGCCCAGCCATGTTCTGTGGCTTTTTGTTGCCGAGCATCATGTCAGTAGTCCTGTAGCCAACAGGCTTCGTCTTCTTGTACGCGCCTTGGTCAATAACCCCTGGGGTGTTGTTTCGACCTGCTCCATCTGGCCGTATTTCTTTTTAGCCTGGTTTTCTAGGTCGGCGTCTTCTTTCAGCTCTTTCTCAGGCTCTGGCGGTAAAACTTGATTTACGCCATCATCATCCCTGTTAGGGTTTAGTTCGCCACCAGAGTAATCTTTAACAACTTGGGTTTCTATGTCATCGCCTTTGTCGCCTGGCGTTTGCTGCGCGACAAGGCCAGCATATTTACCGGTGTAGCCCTGTACCTTCATGCCGCTATAGACATTAAACCCAAGGGCATTCTTTGTCACATTGCCAACATACTTGCCTTGATCATCGAATATAGCATCGACAAAGTTTTCAGCATCAAGCTGCTCGCTCAAATAACTACGCATCTTTTTGCCTACATATTTGGAAAATATCCCCAAAGGCGTGTAATCGAGCAAAGTTTTTTTAGCGGCTTTTTTCTCACGCACCTTTAGCTGCTCCTTTGCTCTTTGCTTCGCAGCAGCTTCTGCAGCAGCTCGTTGGGCGTCTAAACTTGCCTGGCTTTGGCCTTTGCCTTGTTGTGCAGCCTTGGAATCATAATTATCCCTGCTAAAGTTGCTTGGATCTTTACTATCGCCGCCGCCATACTCACCGCCGCTACGGCCGCTAGGTGCGCCGCCAAAATCAGAATGGCCGCCACGGTTGCCATCGTCAGGAATAAATGTCGGAATGCCACCCACACCAGGCTCACCGCTGCCGCCATGCTTACGCATCAGTGAC